TTAATAGTCTCCTAACGGCTATGACGAAACAGCTCGGTCGCCCTTTCACTGCTGGGAAAGCCCGGAATGTGAGGGAGGTGGTTAAGAAATTCTGTCCGCTTTCGCACACAGACTCTTCTGTAGCCATGGACGGTCTAGAGGTTAGTTCCTTTAGATCGTCGTATATCACGTCGCACTTTCTCGATAGATACTTTTATTCTGAGGAAGTCGTTTCATCCAAATCTCGTCTCCAAGATGAAGCTATAGCCAAGTTTATGGCAAACGTTAGTCTTGGTACAGACATGAACAGCGACATTCGTTCGGGTCGTATCACCTCCTGGTTAAAGAAAATTCTTAACCATGCAAAAAACGAAGTTAGAATGATTCTTGGGGAAGAAGTTCCTCTCGAAGAATTTTATATGATGTGCAAACATGGACCGAATAGTACGTTGTCCGTCCCCAAAGGGCAGGCATTTCTAGATACAAAGTTTCAGTGTCTAGACGGTACTATCAGTGCTCTAAGGACTTTCGAAGGGTATCTGGAATGGGATACAACCCACCAATACTTACTCAGAGAGGCCATAGTTGATGCTGGACCCGAAACAGGGTTCTCATTGATTGAAGGACAAGGTTCGACAATTGCCTCCCACATCGGAAGGGTCAAGCTTTTCCTTAGACCTGGCAATAAGATTACTTTCGTTCCTAAGTCTTACAAATCACTAAGATCAATTACAATTGAGGGTACCTTAAATCAATACCTTCAACAGGGGGCTGGCGGCTTAATTGCCAAACGGCTAAAGTCATCTGGGTTAGTCGACCTTGAAATACAGGCTGACATACACAGGTCTTTAGTCCATCGGTTATCAGTTGATTCTTATACTGATGATGGTGTCAAAGTCTCCTTTGCAACAATCGATTGGTCTCAGGCAAGTGATCGTATCTGGACTGAACTTGTCAGATATCTCCTACCTGCTGAATGGTTTGCCTTACTGGCGGACATTCGTAGTGAACAAACCGAGATCGAACTGGATGGCAAGCAAGAAATTGTGAGCCTGCCCATGATCGGGAGTATGGGAAATGGATTTACTTTCCCACTCGAGACTTTAATCTTTTTAGTACTCCTCCGGGCCATCGCGGCCCAAAACAATGATATCAGTCTGGTCTCCGTATTTGGAGATGATTGTATCATAGATAGTAAGTGTTACGCTGATATACAGCGACTTGCCATCGAACTCGGTTGGCAGATGAACGCCGACAAGAGTTTTTCTGAGGGGTGTTTTAAAGAATCCTGCGGAGTTGATAGCTTCAAGGGTAAGGACGTCAGGCCTTTCTTCATCGAAAGGCCCGTTATGCATAGTAAGCTGGGCATAACTGCTTGGCTTTATAACTGTTACAATCTCACGAAAGTGGCAGTGAAAATGCGCAATACAGAAGTCCTCGATAGTTGGCTTTTAGAGAAGTTTAAAGAGTTTGACCTTGGCCCGGTACAGTATGTACCAAACCGCTGGTCAACTCAGTCTGGTGTAAGAACAAATACACCGGACGGCCGACTTATTGGTGATTCTGGTCCTAATGCTATACGAGAGATCCTCTATAGTAAAGGGATTGAGGATAATCCTGACAGTGAAAAATGGGTCCAATTCTATGAATTCAGGTATATCGGCATAAAAGTCGAAAAACGTACCTGCACTCACGAGTTAGGACATTACCATCTTTCCTTGAAAGGTATTTCTCCGAGTAAGAGTTTCAAGAGGGATTTTGGCGTAACAGAAAGCCAACACCTCGAAGAAACTTTTGCCCCTGAGCTGGATACTTTAATTAGTACTCCATCACGCATTGAACCTGGTAGATCATACCAATATGCAAAACGGAAAGTCAGAGTCTATCGTTGGTAAAACAGCAGTAGG